TTTCAATATGGCTGGAAGCCCCTCGTAAAAGATCTCGAGGATGCGACCGCTTACGTGGCGTTTGCTCAAACAGACGTTGCTAAGTATACCAGGCGGGTTGCGATTGGGAAGACGTTCGAATTGACGAACACTGTGACGCCAAGTACATCTGGTTCCTTCGGGCTTGCCACCCGGAAGACTCGACATACCGTCAAGTACACAGTTTATTTGTCAGGCCGGCGTCAGGGAACTGTACCGAGTCTCGCCAGTGTTGCTGGTGTTGCTTGGGAAATTACCCCCTATTCTTTCGTGTGCGACTGGGTTGCCCCTATCGGGGCTTATCTGGCCGCGTTGCGTTACGCTGATTCCCTACAGGGAACTCACGTGCTCAGCATCAAGAGTGAAACCACCTGGTCGAATCCGATTGGTGGCAGCGATGTGGTTGCTACTCCAGCACCGCTTAGCTTGTCCATCGTCCCTCGCTCTAAGGAGTTGATTACCTTTACACGAACGGTGTCTTCGGTTTTAACGCCTCCGACGCCGCTGGGAAACCTAAACCCAGGGAGTATTTTCTCCTCTTGGCAGCGGTCGCTCAACGCGATTGCGCTACTGAGGAATCTTGATATCAGACCTGATCTTTCTAAGTTCAGGGCCATTCGCCGGGTCGTGAGAAACCCCGGCGCATACACTCAATAATCCTCCACCGAAAGGTGTAAAATCTAAGGAGTACTTGGTATGTCACAACAAACCAACATCACTGTCTTTGACGGCGCAGCAACCCCGGTGTCGCACACGCTCTATCCGGTCGACAATAAGGTCCTACAAGATGGGACCCGTCTGGCGATCTGGCGAGAGAATGTGGCTTCGCTTCCGGTTGAGGCGCAGGTCCGCTTGGAAATCTATCAGCGGAACCTCAAGTCAGGTGCAGTTGAGACTCGTTCTGTCGTTATCGTTCCAGTTATGGAATCCGTTTCCGGACAAAACGCCCAGGGCTACACAGCAGCACCACGTGTAGCGTATGAAGATCGTTGTACCTACGTACAGATCGCGGCCAAGCGCAGCACGACGACCTCGCGTCGCCTTGCCAAGCAAATCCTGATCAACGTGGCCAACAACGTCGCTACCTCTGTCGCCGCCGTTTCTACTGGCGTAATCGACGAGGCTGCAACCCAACTCTTCATGCCAACTTAAACCCCTTACTGGTGAGGTTACCATGTCCTTTCATAAAGGCGAAGTAAAAAACACTCTGTTGTTTCCTGGCATCGTGCAACGCTTTGACCAGATCCTTACCACCGAGACTACGAATGAAATATGTTCCGCAATCTCGAGGCTCCTCCTCGACCGTCTTTCGACAGCCGGCTGGGAGAGAGCTGGGCTCTTCATACTTGATTGTCTTGTTCTTGGTGACTTTCATCGTCTGTGTCACTATGATCCTGATGTTTTGGATCTCGACGCAGCCGACCAGGCCATCATCCGTCAGTGTTGCGCCCTGTTTTCAAAAAGACAGGACATCGACCTCGGAATAGATCGTGAGACAGTCGCCTACGAGAAATTCGTAGCGTCTGAAGAGAGTTGCCGCATCACGAATGATGCCTTTCTAGCTTGGAATCAGGGGCGGTTTCAATTCCGACCCCTGACCGAACGAGTATTACACTCGATGCAGGTCAAAATCCAAGATATCCTAGGGGAGTGTCCTTCGGTGGGTGAAATCCGGGCCCGGTTCGGACCTGGGGCGAATACGGCGACGCCTAAAAAGAAAGCGTGCGTGGCACAAAAAATCCACCGTACGCCGACGTGTACCGCGAGGCTAGCCCATTCGGTCAACATGGCAAGATTAGCCATGGAGCCGTGGATGCTAGCTTGTAGCGAGGAATGGTCTGAGGCTTTAATTTCAGACAACCACCTCGCGTTCGTGGCAAAGAACGCCAAGACCGACCGTGCGATCTGCACGGAGCCGTCCCTTAACGGGATGCTTCAAAACGGGCTTGGGGATGAGATGGCCATCCGCCTTCGCAGGCGGGGTATCGATATCCGGGACCAGTCGCGTAATCAACGCGCGGCACTCTACGGGTCGATCTCCGGGGTTTCAGCAACCCTAGATCTCTCATCTGCATCAGACACCTTCTCTCGACGGTTGTGTGAACACGTGCTCCCCCCCGATTGGTTTCATATGATCGAGGAACTACGGAGCCCCGTTGGCTATTATGCCAACAGAAAGCGTGTCTTCCACTACGAGAAGATCTCGTCCATGGGGAACGGTTTTACTTTTCCCCTCGAGACGATCATCTTTTACACGATATGCCTTGCTGTTAAGGAGGCAGTTTGCCCTCGGGACCGAACTCCAGTGCTTGCTTATGGTGATGACCTAGTCATCCCGGTAGCATGTGTACAGGAGGTAATTCAGGTCCTTAGGGACTTGGGGTTCTCTCCAAATCCAGGAAAAAGCTTCTGGACTGGGAACTTCAGAGAATCGTGTGGTGCTGATTACGTCTTTGGTACCAATGTTAGGCCAGCGTTTATAGATGATTGCCTTTCGGGCAATGCACTGTTCACGCTTCATAACCACTTTCGGGCAAACGGCGATGAACTCGTCTGCAGTCTAATCGTGGGGTTGATCGAACCCAAGATCCGTTATTACGGCCCAGCCGGCTACGGGGATGGTCATTTGCATGACCACTCCTGGAAACCGTTGGTCAACCGGGACGGATCGAAAGGGGGCTTTTTCTTCAATTCCTGGGCTTTTAAACCAAGGAGACTGGAGGAGGAGTTTGCGATAGCGTTGGTGGCCGATGTGAAAAAAGGCCATCCTCGTTACGGCTTCAGGCGTGAGCTTGTGGCTAAGAAAGTTGCAACGTACACGCAGTACCAGCGGGAGTCGAGGCCCATCTGTCTTACGACAGGTGAAGCTGCGGTTACTCGAGGGTACCACCAGTACGCCGATCGACGGATGCCGGATCCCACTAACGGTGATGAGGAAGGATTCCTTGTCGTACCGGGGGTAGGGAAACTGCAC